TGTATAGGAAAGATTGTTTGGTGGAGACGACATCTTGGACGGAAAGATTATTAAAATCAAACAACGGTTGCTGGAGGGATGATTGATTCGATTTATTGACCTTGGCAAGCAGATAGCAAGTGATCCCGACGACCCTGAATGGGCGCGGGAATTTTGTTTCTATGATACGCTGCAAGCTAGTTTCGTGTCGTTTGATAGTCGAGTTGTTTTTGACTCGATAGAGGACTTGAAAGACTGTTTAGATGATAACGATGCGGTGTATACGCGACGGATACTGAGTTTACTCCCGCCGTGGGTTCCCAAAAGAACTAGGAGTTTGGTGAAGTAGGATGTATTCAAGAAAGACAATAGATAAGCACTTAAACTACTTCTCTGCTAGTGAAGGTTGGGAACCTGTTTATCATTCACTAGCAGAGGTTCAAGACTTCATAGAATACATGAAAAAGATCACATATAAAGATGATTCAAGTAACTCAAAAAACACGTATATTAGAGTAAAATCTGGATTAACAGAGAAAAGGATACAAGAAGTACAGAGATTTATCCAAAACGAAAAGGTGTTATGTCGTTTAGATTCAAATTATTGGGAGAGCCGCTACGCATACGTGTGCAACGAGAAGGGAGAGATATATAAATTTCAAAATAGGCTATCACAGCAGATATTTGACTCAGTAATTGAAAAATTCGACGAAGATCAAGTATCTATAGAACTGATTATCTTGAAGGCTCGCCAGGTTGGCATCACGACCAAGACGGCTCTTAAATTTATCAATCGTATGTTATTCATTCCACACACGCAATCAATTATGGCTTCTGTAGAATCTAAGAAGTCAGAGTTGATTGGAAGAATTATTGATACCGCTCACGATAACTGCCCTTTTTGGTTGGTTCCTAGCACGATAAAAGACTCTCAGTATATTAGAGAGTATGAAAACAAGTCGATTCTTTCTATTCAATCAGGATCACAGGCGACGGGTCTAGCGCAAGGATGGACGCCTACAAATATTCACGTCTCAGAGTTGGCGGATTTTAAGGATGCGAAGAAGACGATTGAGGAAGGATTGTTAAGAGCAACGCACTCATCTAGGAATCTGTTTATGGTCCTTGAGGGAACGGGAGGTGGAAATACTGGATGGCTTGCTGATACATGGAAAAGCTCAAAAGAGGATTGGCCTTTAGGAAAATCCAGATTATGTCCTATCTTTATTCCGTGGGTGATGGTTCCTGATCTTTATCCAGAGGATGATTGGGTTCGTAAGTTTCCTGTACCGGGAGATTGGAATAGAGTAATTTCGGATGTAACGCGAAAGCACGTAACACGATGTGAGTCTTATGTTCGTAATACGCCATATTTATCAAGAGTAGTCGGTAAAGATTGGCGTATGCCAGTTGAACAGCAGTGGTTTTGGCAATTTAATTATGACCAAGCGTGTAAGAATCACACGCAAAAGATTTGGCTTGCTCAGATGGCGGCGGATGACTATGAAGCATTGACAGGAGTACATGACACAGTATTTGACCCAGACGTTATAGCGGCGGTTGAGAATAATGTATATGAGGTAATAGGAGACGGAAGAGGACATAAGATGGTTCGTAGTGAACCGATGCAAGCCTATGCGATTACTGGACACTCAATTGAAGAAACATTTTACCCAGACGAATCAGAAATAGATAAAGATAAGTCTGTTATAGAAGTAGAATGGACTTCAAGAAGAGGAGAGAAATATAAGTGGAATATGATTCCACTGCTTCCAGTCAATGAATACAATGAGAAAGATACGATGGATAAATTATTGGTTTATGAGGGACCAAAAGAAGGATTTGATTATGCTTGTGGAGTAGATACGGCAGATGGTCTTGATAAAGAAGATGAAGAGAGAGCTTGTGCGTCTATTTCTAAAGTAGGGAAAGGAGATGGATGTGACGAGCAGGCTTGTGAATTAACGAGCAAGAGGATGAATCCTGCGCAGATGGTTCCATTTGTGGCTTGTATGGCTACATGGTATGGGAAAAGAACAAAGGATCATCGAGGGGTAAAGTTTGCCATTGAACAAGTTAGAGGACCGGGTGATACTTGCCAAAACCAGTTAAAGATCATGGGTTTTAATTATCATCATGCTCCCAAGAGGTATGATTCAAAAAAGATTAAAGATGAATCTAAAACTAAACAGGGATGGTACTCAAACTCGTGGAGCGTACCAATGCTTATGACGAGTTTTGTAGACGCTATTAACGGAGGATGGTATATTCCAAAATCAAAGTGGTTGATTGAGGAATGCAAGACTCTTGAGCGTCACATAACAGGAAGCAAATCAAAGATGGAACATAGAGAAGGACAGTTTGATGATCGAGTAAGGGCAGCTGCGCAAAGTTATTTTACTACGCATGATTTGGATGACTTTGCATCTCGTAGCCAAAAGAGGTATTATGTACCTAAGAGAGAGACAGTAGACCCCAACGAGGGAGTCTGTAGGTCAAACATGGTGTCGATAGGAAGCTGGAAGTAGGGGGATGGGGCAAGCGGTTTGGAAGAAGCAGGAACTAACCAGTGTGCTCACTTTTGCACACTAGAAAGGTAGCAGAAATAATGAACAGACGAACATTCTTTAAGTTTTTAGGTATCGGAGCGGCTACTGCAGCGGTTGCGCCGAACATATTTGCGGAGATAACACCTAAAGAGTATTCTCCTATTGCGATAGGAAAACTTGAAATAGACGGTTTGACGATTTACGAGGAACCACGCGAAGGATACGATTATAGTATAGGGGTTGAAACAGGGCATGGACTTGGAGTAGACCCATCCGTGATTTCTGTGATGCGCGTAGGAAAAATAGATGAACCTTGCGTACAGGTAGCGGAATATGTTTCGCACGAGCAGAGTCCAGTAGAGTTAGTTCCAATCGTTGCACAAATTGCTAGGTATTACGGAGAGGAATGTATTGATCCGAGAGGACCATTGCTTGTAATTGAGCAAGTGTCGGCTCCTGGAGATACTACGCAGCACCAATTAAAGAGGATGGGGTTTACTAGGTTTTATCAATCAAGAAAAGAATTTTTAGAGAAGTCTGGTTGGTATACGACAAAGTTTAGTTATCCGATGACGATGGAACGGTTCATAGAATCCGTGAGAAATGGATGGTATAAAATTAACTCCATTGCACTTAGCGGCGATTTGACCGCGTCTGGAGGAGGGAAGTATTCTACAGTATGGGTGAGGGCGGCAACGCAATCGTATGTAGGGTATTATACTAATTTCGAGGATAAGAAAAATGCCTAACGCGCAAGGAATGATCGAACAACGGGAATCGAAACTCAAGGCGGAACTTGCTGCGCTGAAGCAAGAGAGCAAGGAACAAGCACGTGCATTGAAAGAGTCTAAAAAGTGGGTGAGTGTCAAGAAACGAGTACCCGCTAAGGATTCTCAAAAAGTAATTGCATGGCATGACGGCAGGATGGAGTGCTGCTGGTTTCATGACGGGAATTGGTTTGTCTACAATGGGACGTATTTCCTAGAGAACAAGGATGTAATCAGTGATGTGACTCATTGGTGTGCAACGGATTGGATGGTAACGACCGATTTTCCTATGCGCGGACCAGGAATCAAGAACGCTATCCTATATATATGGAAGCGTTTTACCCAAGGCGCATCGGATATGGCATACGATCTGAGGCCGAAGTCTTGGATTCGAGGGGCAGCACAACTTGACAAGAAGATTGTGTACTATAAGGATAGGAACGGAAGATTGAGTCTCGGACTTCCCGAAGATCGTCCTGCTCCGAAAAATGTACAAAAGATCGTTTGCAATAATGTATTTGAGGCAGAGAAGTATTCGGAACTCCAACGCCAGCAGGAAAGTCGTGAACTCAGGATTGAGAACGAGAGGAGACGGGCAATTGAAGAACCGAGATTGGATGAGATTCGTCGTCATAGGCGAACACTGATGGAAAACGCAAGGAATAATATGAATCGTGATTTTCTTCGTTCGGCGGAAGAGTGGTCTAGCAAGAAACCGAAATCTTGGGAACGTCAAAGGGAGTCATTTCTACACAGCGAGGGTTATGAGAACGGACGATAGAAAATTTTTGTAGACACTTGACAAAAAATAGTTTATCATGCGTTTAGTCATGTTCTGGCTTGGGAGCCAGGACAAAACAGTGTACCGGGAGGATTGTGAGTATATGTGCCTGCTGAACTTGAAACCGTAAAATGGCGAGTTCCGAATTTTGAAGCATCCAACGCGGAAAAAATCGCTTGGGTTGAGGAACAAATCAAAGAGGGTGAGGGATTCCTTTCTGGTCAAGCCTGCTACCGAAATCTTGAGAAAAATCTTCGTGTCTTTGATGGTATATTCAAAGACAAGACTAGAAGTTCGTTAGTAACCAATCAGTTAAAATATAATATCAATAAATTTTGTACAACTTTAGCGGAAGTACGTGAAATTGCTGGATTTAGCTCAGATGTTCCTGCCTATAAAGCAATGGCGGAGATGCTTACAAAGGTAAGCAAATGTGTTTATTTAGAGTCTGATTTTCCCTACCAAATCTTGAAAGTTTTGCAGTATGCGACGGTCATGGGTATTGGATACCTATGGCCTAAAGTAGTTGCGTCCGAGTATCATTTTGGACCAAGAGAGATGAAATTTGATGCTCTAGGACTATTAGATGTAGTTCCAGTCCAGATTCCTTCAAAGTCAAATGACGTTCAAGATGCTTACGCTGTAACAATTTACGATTATATGCCGATTGCCGAGGCGTGTGCGAACTTTCCTCTATTCCAAGGACAATTACAAACAGTCGGACGGAATAATTACAAGACACTGATACAAGCACAGCGGCAGGATTTTGCTGCGATGTATCGTTATGGAAGCGTAGGAGAGTCACAGAGTCGCAGTTTTGGAAATCTTTATACGGAGATAAGATACACATTTATAAGGGACATACGCATCAATACTTCTGGAAAAGAGATGCAATGCGGCGAGCCGGGAACGTCTTGGTTTTATAAAGTTCCGTCTTTGGGCCAACCGATATTTGGAGGGATGAGAGATGGTAAACCATACATGCGTCCTGCAATGGTGGAAGATTGCCGAATCTACCCTAACCTACGGCTCATCATCACGTCATCAGGACTCGACAAGCCGATGTATGACGGTACTTCCTACGATTGGGACTCTAAAATACCTGTTATTCAGTACACAGTAGATGATTGGGCATGGGAGGCGCTAGGAAGATCGTTAGTAGGAGATGTATCTTCAATTGAATCAACGATTCGCAAGCATGAAAGGCTTATGGATCAGGTTCTTTCTGCGCAAATGGACCCTCCGTTGGGATATAACGCAGATGAAAACGGAGGAAAGAGCATTGAAACATGGGATATGTTTGCACCAGATCAAAGGCTAGGATTGTTTGGTGGGAGTGAACCAAGGAAGACATTACAATCTCTTCTTCCAGAAGAAGTTCGAGTAACCGGAGAAAATACAGGATACCTAAAATATCTAGGCGAGAAAGAACTTGCTCAACTAGGATTGAACGATGTTGGAAACCTAGCCAACATGAAGATGAACATTGCAAACGATACAGCAGATAAAATGCTGGAGTCTATCGGTCCTATCGCTAAGGGGATAGCGATGAGGATAGAAAAAGCCAACAAGCGCGTAGGAGAAAGGATGAAAGTTCTTATTCCTCAATGGTTTGACGCAGGAAGGCTTATTGAGTATGTAGGGCCAGACAATATAGCAAAGGAAATGTTTGACTTCAATCCTGACGATATGGTTCCTAGCCACTTGCCAGATGAATTATTCGGTGGTCAATTTCCCACTACACCATCAATGTATGATCGTCTGACGCGGGCAAAGTATTTTGTAAAGAAGTTGAGGCTTGTTTCTGTGCCGAATACGCTGCTAAGGATTACGGCTATGCAGCGTCAGATGATGATGTTGCAACTGAAGCGCAGCGGTGCCCCGTTAAGCTGGTCTACAGTGATGAAAACAATAGACATAGCGAACTGGGGAGATTCTCCGGGCGCGACGGAAAAAGAAAAGTTTTTCAACGAGGAAACAGAATTGCAGGTCATGGCAATTATTGCCAAGGCCAAGGCTTTCATGAAGTTGAAGGAAATGGGGATTGATCCATCTGTATTGGAAGGAGGAGGACAGCCTCAAGGTGGCAAGGGAGGAAAAGGACCGGCAGGGCAGCACGCGGGGGGACGTGATCCAAGTGGTAAAAAACAACCTCGTCTTGCACAAAAAGGTGGAGCAGGTGGAACTCCGAGAACAATTGTGAAAGAGAGCTAAGTAGTACAAATCAAACACCATAGGAGAGAAAGATGGCACTCAGAATTAAGGCGCAAAAGGTATACTTGGTTACAGAATCCAGCTTCGATCTCCCTACAGATGTAGGAGAGGCTCACGATGAAGTACGCGCAGGAAAGACAGATGGAAAAATGTCTGTTGTATATTGTGGAGGCGGAGTGCAGGGAGTAACTGTTGAA